GTCCAGTTGTATATTGCGTAGTTCTATAGGTTTCTCTTGCCGGACCATCAGGTCCACTAGGTCCACTAGGTCCAGTAGGTCCAGTAGGTCCAGTAGGTCCACTAGGCGAACCAAAATCGGGACTACTAGCATCTTGTCCACCTCCACTAGGTCCACTAGGTCCACCAAAATCATCTGACGATGCATCTTGTCCACCTCCTTTAAAAGATACTCTTCCACCTTGATTCATAAACAAAGTTGTTGCAGATTGCTCACCCGATAAAAAAGGTTGTGACTCTGGTGCAGCCGCCATTAAATTAATTCTTTCATCAACAATAGCATCATGACCTTCCATATCTTCAGAAAATTTCATGTCAGCTTCTTCAGTTCCTAAAATACCTGCTTCACTTGCATCCGATGTAGACATTTCTAAAGTGTATCTTTTTAAATACTCGGCATGATTTTCATTCATTTCAGCTAGATCAGGATTGCTTTCGTAAATTTTTTTCCAACCTTCGTAATTTGGATCTCTAACTTCTTTTTCTACAAATAATTCATCTAAACCTGCCATTAGCACTTCCACTTTCTTAATGACTTATTAATTCTTGAATTAGGATCATTAGCTGTTTTAGATGATGTTAATTTTTTTTTCATGCCACCCATACGAGCGCAGAAAGATTTTTTTCTAGATCCACCTTCGGGCTGTGGTGCCTTCAGGTTAGATCCAGGATTAGCTTTGTTGTAAGAAGCACGGCCTTTAGCATTTAATCCACCAGAAGGATTCTTACCTTCTTTTCGAGTCCATGCTGCCGTAGCCATTACGCCTTAGCCTTGTTTTTTTTACTGTTTGGAAACCCTGCTTTCATATTAGCATAAGCTTTAGGTGTGATAGTACTTTTAGCTTTACTTTTTGAAGTACCGGCTTTTTTCTTAGCATTAATGTTCGCGTATAGTCCTTGTCTTGCCATAATTATCTCCTTGGTCCTTTTAATGTACTTACGTCAAATCTTTTTGTTGCATCGGCTTTTGCTTTTGCTTGATTAGACATTTTTTGTTTAGTTATTGAAGTTTCAGCTCTAAGTTCTGCTAAATCTTCTGTTTGGTCCATTTTTTCTTGTTGATAGCTTTGGTTCATCATAGCTTTCATTTTATCTAAGTTCAACCTTGCATCGTCTTCTTTTTGTTTTCTTAAATTGTCTTGGGCTTTAATATCTAGTTCTCTTGCTCTTAATTTAGCAATCGGATCATTACCAAAATCACCCATAAGTTTATTTTGTTCTTTAACAAACTCTTCAGTCATTTCAGAAATTAATACCGCTTTTCTAGATTCAATTTCCATTATCAATCGATCCATCTCTTGTTTAAATTCTGGATTTTGTTGTGCTTCAGGATTTTGCATCATTTGTTGTAGTTGTTGTACTTGCATTATTTTTTCCTGCATTTCCATTTGTACCTGTTCATCAGACATTAACGAAATGTGTTCAAAAATATTTTTTTCTAAAGCTCCCATAATTATCGGACTATTCTGTGCCATTGTCGTTGACATAAAAGAAAGGTGCGATGCAATATGAGCTTGGTGATCTTGTCCAGTAAATGCTTCAAAAGGTGTACCCGCTAAAGCATCAATATGTTCTAGTGCTGGGTTTTTTGGAGCTGGCTCTGGCGGTGGTGGTAATATCTGATCAATATTCTTTACACCAATCGCGTGATACATATCTCTATAAGCTGCATATAAATCATGCATCTCTGGATTTGATTGAGCTAATTGTAATTCTGTTTGAGCAATAGATACTCTTTGAGTTGATGAAAATATATTTGGATCAGCAACGGGTAGGATATCTACTCTGTCATCAAAGTCAGCTTGTTTAATTTGTTTATCAGCACCTACAACTTCATACGGATAAACCGCAGGGAGGTAAGTTGAAAAAACATCCGACAATAAATTAAACTCATTCTTCATCGAAGAATAAAGTCTTTTATGGATTGCTGACATGACTCTTGAACCACGTTCTAAAAGAGCTACAGTTGTACCAACAGCTGCTTGTTGGTTCCCGTCGCCAACCTGCATATCAGCAATTGACGCGAATCTCTGTCCGGCCTGAACACAAATCCCCATCAGTTGTAATAATGTTTGCGAAGGTTCTTTGTAAGGCAAAGTCATAAAAGCATCTCTAAGATTTCCACCAGGTGCATCTACATCTCTAAACTCACCGGGTTGTAATGATTGTGCATCGTTGTTAACACGAATACCTCTCATCTTAAATCCTGCTGGTAAATTGGAGAGTGTACCAGCATCTATTAGTTGACGTAGGGCAGAAGTTGCTGCTCTTGTTAAACCACCAATCATGTGAATTAATCCAAACCCATAAAAACCTAATCCTGGTAAAAATTTAAAATGAACAAAATAATCAATTTTAAGTTTCTTTGGATCATCTACTTTATAGTTTCTTCTGATTGATAAAATTTTTCTTGAACCACTATCGACAGTTATAATGTAAGGAATTTTAATTCCTGTGGGTGTACCATCCTGTGCTCTGTCCTCAAAACCTTCAAGGTCAAGATCAGTATGAAATTCAACCAACGTATACATCTTATCGTTTTTTTGTTGGCCGTTCATTTGTGTACCTTCTAACTCTCGTTCTTTTTTCTTAACTTCAGTTTCTTCTGCGTAAGGTGCAAATATTTCTACATCTCTATAAAAACCTGCTACTTGTTGTTTACGTAAATCATTTTCTGAAATTTTTATTGTATGACAAATTGCTTCGGCATCCTCTAATGAAGTTGCTGTGTAAGGCACTACTAAATCATCCGCTGGGATAAACTTTGATACCGCTCTACCCAATAGGTCATCATAATAAACTTTTTTAAACGTCGAACCAGCTAATGGCAGATAAAATAACATCTGATCAAACTCAGGTTCGTACTCTTTCATAACGTTCATGATTTCATAATTCATAAAATCACTAACCCGTTGTGACTGAGATTCTTTTTCGGGAGTTGAGGCTCCTAAAATTTGAGTTCTGATTGGGCCATCGGCTGGTAATAACTCTTTGTAAGCTTGCGCTTGAAATTGTGTAACGGCTTCTGCTAGAACTGGGTGAGTTGCACCACTTGCTCCTTGGAAAGGTTGTGTACGTTGTTCGAACTGAAAACCTAAAAGATCTAACCCTTTTGAATAAGATCTTTCCCATTCTCTTCTTGATTCTCTGTAGTCAGTATAGTTACCATAAAGTTCTGAACCCAAAGGCTGCAAAATAGAGTCTGGTAAAATGTCTGCTAAGTTGGCGTAGTGATTGTCTCCAGATTCTTGAGACATGGCACCAGGATCAAAGTCTATATCAACTGATCCATCAGGATTTTCGGTAACTTCAGTATTTTCTGAAGACGGCATTGATTCTTGCATTTCTGCAACAACTTCTGTCTGCTCTTCTTGTGAAGGTATAGTTATATTTTGCCTTACGTTCGGTAAAGATTTATCTACGTCTGCCATATGTTGTTTTCTCCAATCTTTCTGGTTTATCTTGTTTTGGTTCATTAATCAAGCCTCTAGGCTCTGGTCCCCTTAATGGAGGGATCTCTTTCCATTTAACATGTTTCATGTTTTTAACTAACGTAGGGTTTTTCATTATCTTTTTCTAAAATGATTAGCAATACCACCTTGAGCAAATAAAAAATCGTCTTTGTTAAAGTCAATATCAATTGTTTCTCTGTCAAACTCCGGGTCTTCACTGCCACGGCCTCTATTATCTTTAATACCATTTAAATAATTTGCATAAGCGGTAGCAACCTTAGTACTATTTTCATTTGGAATATTTTTAGTAGCTTTAGTTCCATAAATTTCTTCAAAAACCATTATAGGGTCTTTACCTACTGATAAATCCTGTGCTTGCTTCTCTGATAAGTAATCTGAGTTCATAATAATGTAACGAGCCACTCCTTTAGCGTTAGCAAACTCGTTATTTTCATTATAGTTCATTTTTAAAACAGACTCGGAGTCTAAAGCGTCTTTGTCGGTAATTTTTGGTTTAATTTCTCCTTTAGCAAAGGCCATGTCTTTTGCTTTCTTAGCATCAGACATTGTTTTTGCAATTTCTATGTTCTGAAGTATTTTATCTATCAATGGACTAACAGATTCTGGTCTCTTGACGCTAGGAACAGGCGACTTGGAGTCTTTTGTTAGTTTAATAACTTGTGCAGACTTTAAAGGTGCAGGGTTTTTTGATTTTTCTATCTCTTTTAAATTTTGTAAAAATTTTTCTTGCTCTTTTGGTTTAGAA